AAATACAGCTTCTTTTCCTGTTAGTGTAGATTCAAAACTTTTTGGTTTAGGTTCGTTTTCTACAAACCCTGCTTACCCCGACTTCCAAGCTGATAAGCTTCATATGGTTGTTCCATCGCAATTACTTGCAAAGCAGGATGTGAACAGAAGAAGATTTTCTTTACGTCAATCACCCGCTTGGGCAGGTACTAATACTAATTTAGATAGCTGTATTGAGATAGATGGTACTGCAATGGAGATACATACTGATTGGTGGGGGAGTATGGAAACCGCTGGTAACTATGGTACTATAAATGATGCAGACCCTATATACACTGTTCAACAGTGGGGTGCTGAAAAACAGATGGGCTTTTACCCATATGATTACACGAACGGAATAGACGAGGACGGAATAAGAGGATTCTTTTGTCCTAAAGTTTCTTTCAATGCAGACATTACCATACCATCATCAAGTGTTACCATAAGAAACTTGCAGTACGAGATACCTGTTATTCAGCGAGATAAGATGGTAAAAAACATATTACTTTCGGACCCCGACACAACTATGACTTTCAAGTTGTATGTCGGTATATATGCTGATGGCACAATGAAAAAAAAGATACCATTACAAGATTCAAATGGTGACGACATTGTACTTGACACTACAAATGCTACTGTAAGTCAAGGCTATTCTGAAAAAGGTAATTATCAGCAGCAGTACCCGCAATATAGAAAATGTAATGCTGCAACAATAGATGTTGCAATTATAGACAATGGAGCGACTTGGAGTGACAAGATAGACTTTCCACCTGTAGATGTAAACTTCCCTTCGGGTCAAGAAATGTTTATTGACAGTGGTAGTCAATACAGTATCAATTACTTTCTTGAGCCTTTAGATGGCAATCTTAAAATAGAATATGTTGGTGCTTATTCTTTTACAGGAGTTTGGTGGAGAGAGTTTGGGATAACTCCTCCCGAAACCTTTGGTGTAGGAGATGTTAAGAAGGCAATCACAAGAATAGGTACTCCAGATGGAGTCGGTGATTACGGCTTACTAAATGTGAATTTCATCTCTAACGCAGATACATTTATATATAAGACTGATGATGAGTATTCTATAGAGGATTCAGTTAATCAAACGTGTCCGCTAACCGTATCTGACATCTTACCTGCCGTACTCAAAAGGTTTGACTGTGGATTGTTTTACAAGTTTTCTAATGGCGTCAATATATTAAGGGTGGACCCATTGTCTATCGTTAGAGATGGCAATGAAAACATCAATGCTCTTGTTGATGATTTGAAATCAGTTAAGATAACCAACGGAGGAGATAAGGCTAAGACGCTAAATATAAGCAACAAGAACTACAATTTGTATTTTGATGACTTAGATAATGATAATATAACAATTGGCTCAACTACTCAAGATGTTAATACAGATGGTATTGTAGAATTAAAAATAGACTTAGACTCTTCTATATACTATAAATCGGTATGTGGTGAGGAATCGGGAGAATATAATGAGTTGACGAACTATCAAACTTTTAGCGCAGCTCAATTAGGTTTTACTGAGAATGTATTTACTCCAAACAAGGACATTGGTCTAAGGTTTGCCTATCTTGACAAGCCTTTGTATAAAACAAATATGCTTGTCCCTTACTCCACTCTTGAAGGTTTTTATCAAGATAGTGATATGAAAACAGAGAGCCAGATAATATTCTCAAATGAATCCTTGCCTGTAAGCACTAATATAAGCGGCCAACATATCTTCAACGGAAGATTGTTCCCTTACAATACGGCTGGATGGAACCTTATGTTTGAGGATTTAAATGGAGATACAACACAGAGTTATATTCGCCTGTTCCAAACATCAGAAAAAATATTACAAAGTCAAAACCCTAAAATAGAGTTTGATATGGTTGTTCCTACAGTTCAATTAGCGTCATTAGACTTTTTCTTACAAACACTTGAGGCTACAAGATTTACTCAAAGCAATATACTTGTAAAGAGTGCTAAGGGTGAAGTATTTGATGATTACGCATACCTCACTATAGAAGGGATACTACAATAATTGTAAATTAATTTGATGGCTACATACAACGACTACCCACAATCTGCTACTAACAACGCCAAGAAAGTTCTTGAGTGGAAGAAGAAGTATGGTGATGAAGTTAAGGGAATGACTTCTGTGGGCTGGACTCGTGCAAATCAATTAGCATCAAGAAGAAAACTTTCCTATGATACTATTGCGAGAATGGCTGCTTTTAATCGCCATAGAAAGAATGCTGCGATTGACCCGAAGTATAAGGACACGCCTTGGAAAGATAGAGGCTATGTTGCTTGGCTTGGTTGGGGAGGAACAAGCGGTGTTAACTGGGCAATTAGAAAAGCTGAAAGCATACGAAACGGAACAGTTAAGGCAAGTGTTGATGTGGCTGACGTCCCGTGGGGTGACCGTAAAGTCAAGGATGTTCCCGCTAACAAGAAAAAGGATTGATTGGATTAAATCCTTCCCTAAAAAACTAAAGAATGGATAAGCTACCATTATTTGATATATCATTAGAAGACATCGCTCAAGGGATGTACAAGATTTCTCTTGTAGATAAGCCCGCTATTGAGGAAGACTTCATCCACTTCAACGAAGTTGAGAAGGTGCAGATGTTTGCTGATGAAAAGAAGAAAGAGGTTGTAGGACCTATTATGATTCCTAACAAGGAAATCCTACGCTTCTCACCCGATATGGGATACTACTATGTACGATTTACTGAAGAGACTATTCAGCAGATTATGTACAAGTATTCTAAAGAGGGACTATTTAACGCATTTGGTATTAACCACTCGTACGATACTGATGAGGTGGTTATGCTTGAAGTTTGGACCAAAGAGAGTGATAACGATAAGTCTGTAGACTATGGTTATAAACTACCAAACGGAACCGTATTCGTAAAGGCAAAGATTGAGTCTGACGAATTATTTACTGCAATTGAGAATGGAGAGATTAATGGTTTCTCTATTGAGATTAAAGCGGATATTAAACCAACAATTAATAACGAAGAACAAATGAATGAATTTGCTTTCGCCAAAGAACTTGGTAAGTTAGAGGCTCAATTTGAGGCTATGGCTAATAAGTACGAGGCAAGAATTGAAGCTTTGGAGAACGAGAATAACGTACTCCTTGAAGCTGTGACATCTGTTGAAGAAAAGTTTGCAAGCGTAGACAGCTTAAAGTCTGCTATTGAGATGATTCAACAGCACATTGAATCTATGGGTGCTTCTCAAGAAGAGAATGCTGCTGTAGAAGAAGATGAAGAACAAATGGCTGGACACTCTGACGAAGAGAAAGAGGAAGAAGAAATGAAGGAAGACAAGTACGAAGGTACTGAAGAGCCTGCATCTCAAGAAGTACAGACAGAACTATCTGCTGAAGAGGAAGCTACAGAAGCTGAAGTTGAGGAGCAATTTGCTGCTGAACAAAAGGCTGAAGAAGTTGCTGAAACAGTAGAAGACAAGACAGTAGTTTTTAATGGTATCACACCCGAAAAGGTGAATATGATTAATAACTTCTTTAACCGCAAGTAATTATTGTAAATTAATTAAACGAATCTTTTTAAACTAAAATAAAATGAGTATAGTAATCTCAAACTTGCCATACGGTGACAGACGTCCAGACCTCTTCATTGATACTATGGTAAAAAGCGCAGCGGTATTAAACCGTTTTCGCCTTGTTGACGGTGTTAAAGCTAAAGTAAACGTACCTATCTTTGACGCTACATTATCTTTCGGTTCAGATCTTTGTGTATTTGATGGAGCATCTGCTGCTACAATCGGAGAAAAAGAAATGACCGTAACCACTTACAAGTGGTCTTTCCTAAACTGTAAGAACGCTCTTGAAACTTCTTACCGTGGTCTTCTTTTGAAGAAAGGTCAGAACAATCCAGAAACTATGGATGCTGACTTTAAAGACTGGGTATTTGACTACTTCGCAAAATTGTCTGCTGAAAAAGCTTTGACTGTTGCAGGTACTGCATTGACTACTGAAATGGCTGCTGATGCTGCTGTATTGGACTACGATACTGACGCTGTATTGACTTCTGCTAACATCCTTGACAAATTAGAGGGTGCTTACGAAACAATGAGTGACGTTATGTTGGCTGCTGTTTACGGCGATGCTGACCGTGATTTCAAACCTGCTATCTTCTTGGGAACTGCTGCTATGCAACACTACCAAATTGCTATCGCTGGTCTTTACACTACTACTC